AGTATGTTTTACCATACAAAATAAAGTCACCCTGTCTTACAAAAATGTTTTGATCTTCATTTAATCTTCTCTTGTGGAAGTACACATTAATAATAGAGTCTGAATCTGTTCCAACGCCAGACAGGTAAGAGGTTGTTTCTTCCTCGACTCTAACAAGCGCGTAAACTCGAATAGGAGGTAAGTATGTTTTCTCTATTGCCTCGCCGTACATATCATGAAAGTCGGTTGTTTCTAAGTCAATTGGATAATACAGTACTTGTTGGCCAATGACCTTTTCGATAAGTTCATCATTAACCTGCTTAACGAGGTCTCGTTCTTTCTTACCTAAGAATAAAGGTGGCGGCGGTGCATCTGGTCTGTCCCATTCGTCTGACATTTAATTCACCCCACAAAAATTGGTAATGGAGAATTCTTGAAAATATTCTGAGTAGCATCCGCAGTCTCTGAATCGTACTTGACAAGTTCTTTGTACTCGACTTCCTTCAACATCTCCATTAACTTATCTTTCAGTTGTTGTTGTTCGTCTTTTGCTTGCGACAGTAATTCACTATGGTTTAATGTAACACTTTCACCGGGAATTGGCAAGGTAGTAAACTTACCTCTAATCTGACCCAGCATCTCTTTGCAGAGTGCGAGAGCGTATTTACGAATCCATTGTTTACCAATTGCATTGATATTCTCATATGGCACATTGTCAAATGGCAAAGTGTTCATGTTGTTTACGCCATCTACACCGTCTGTGTAAGATTCGTTAGACGTGAACACATCCTGATCATCAATATAGAACCTAAACCACATTCTGTCAATTGTCTGGAACCCATACTCACCGGGGTAAGGATAAAGCCTAAGCACATTATCAATAATCTCATAAGAGTAGTGAGAGGATCTGGTAAACAAGGAATCTTCATACATGATTGCTTGAAGTTTGTTTTGCCAAGTTGGCACGATCTCAAATGTTGAGTCATCGGCGAATTGGCCGTAAGTAGATAAATTACCAATTACATTAATCCCGCCATAATATCCAAAGAATCTCCACATTGCTCTTGGGGTCTTGTAATAAACTTTGTTTACAATAACTCTAGTGTCGCCCACTTTACCAGCAAACGGTATCACGTTGCCAAAGTCATCTACCCCATTGGCTGATTGTGTCTCTAAGATTTGTTGTAAGTCGTAATCTTGTTTACCGTCTACCGCTTTGAACGAGGCAGAGTATTGACGAAGTGTTCCACCGAAGCCAGCCATAGTAGCCATAGAATCACCAATCTTTTTCGCTTGCTGAACCTGCACTCTTGGGTACTTGAGGTTTGCGTTTGCTGTCCCGCCTGTCATGTCCCCATGATGATCAAAGGTACCAGTTACATTGCCAAGAGCATTTGAAAGAACGTTCTTGCCTTGGTGCAGATTAATAATGTAAGAGTACTCTAACACAGCCTCTTCATACGCTGCGTAGATATTCGACGGGGTCAACTCAATATCTACAACATCACCACCAAGTTTTTTATATGTATATGCTACTTGCTCTGCTGCTCCACTAATGAACGCGGCTGAACCAGTGTAAATACCAAATGGCACTGCGCTTGATACATCATCGGTCGAACCTGTGGATGTCAAGATTACTGCGCTTATTTGTGATTTGGGCGATAAATTTGTTGGCATTTACAAAACTCCTCAAATTAAATAGTAAACAGGCGGTCAATGACCGCCATTTAAGCATACAACTAGTAAACTAATTGTTATTTGCTTTTCTTGGAAGTCTTGGATTGTGCTTTTTTAGCAGCCTTTTTGGGTGCAGGGGCTGCAGCGGGTGCGGCTTCGGGTGCCGGTGCTGGTGCAGGTGTCTGCTCGGTCACTAGTGCCGCTTCTACTTCGCTAGCAGCGCGACGTTGGCGTTGTACTAGTCTTTTCCATGATTTACCCATTGTATTCTCCTTGTGAATTGTGGTATATATTAAATAGTTTTGTTCTATTAAAAAGGCTAAAAACAAAAATGTCAAAAAAAATCCCCCCCGCCGAAGCGAGGAGGACTCTTTTATACTTAGTTGATTCTAAGTTCCTATCAGGAACCAGACTCACCCAAGAGACCACGACAGATAACAAGACCGTACATATCAGGACGAACCATCTTCTTAGCGTATCGGGTCATGACACCCTTACGCGGCACGAAGTCTTCTGGTCCGAAGATCGTAGGAGTTGTTTGCAGTGGGACGTATGGAGCGTACACGTAACCGCTTTCAAGGAAAGAGTTACCGCGACGGCCAACGAGAATCACGTTACGCAAGAAATATGGATCGACGTAAACATCGAACTTCTTGGTAAGCGCGCCGACTCTAACAGCACCAACGGAACCACGCTCATCGTCAGCAGTGACGGAAGCACGGAATCCAGCAGTGAACTCAAGGATGTTGGCAACTTCAGGTGAACACACGATGAAGTTAGCACCACCACGAAGAGTCTTGCGGTGAATTTGAGCAGACACATCGTTGATAGTTTCAACGAGAGTTTCGTACCACTCAGAAACGGTACCGGTGAAGTCAGGGGCCTTAGTAGAAGCACCAACTTCAGTACCAGTTTCGCGATCGAGGAACAAGCCCGGGGAACGCGACCAGTACTGAGTACCAGCAGTTGCACCCTTAACGAGGTCCTCAAGAATCTCGCGATCGATTTCAAGAGCAATTTGCTCGGAAAGAATCGAGGTCAACTCAACTTCAGCATCAAGGTTGTGGTAGGCGTTAAGGTCTTGACCTAACTCCGGAGTCCACTTAGCCTTGAGTTTCTTGGTGACAGCAGTGATCGCAATGGAATCGACTTTGATGTCAATTTCAGGGATCGCTTCTTCTGCTTCGAGACCCCAAGGATCATCACCAATCACTGAACCAAGAGCACCACCTGCGATGAAGTCATCCTTTTGGGGAACATCGAAGTGCTCGACGGCATCAAGTGCCGTTGCAAGTTCGGTGACCATGGCGGAAGTAACACTACCAGTTGTCGAGATAGCAGTAACAAGCAATGTGGAACCATCATCGGTAACATCGTTGTCACGCATAAGACGACGAACTTGAATTGAATCGGAACCGAGAGACGATGTGATTGTAATTGCAACAAAATCATCCATGTTGGTGAGTGCGCCTGCGGCGGTGAACGAAGCGATGGGCACAGTAGCAACTGCGAAAGCAGAGCCAGAGACCAAGTCAGCGTCGAAACGAAGCAAGCGTGCAACGTCGTAACCTGCAGTACCGTTGAAGGCACCATCGTTATCAAAGACGGGAACACCACCATTGGTAACGGTACCGGAAGCAACAAGAGTGGTATCCACCTGAATTGAAGCGGTTGGGGAAGCGTAACCGTTGTTAAGGGCGTAAGGGCCCGATTCTGCATTGGCGTTAGTCAAGACGACACCACCAGTGATTTGCGAAGCAATACGGCCGCCACCGTAAAGCGATTCTTCAGATGAATCGTAACCAAGACGCGGGAGACCTGCTCCGTTGGTCGAAGTTGTAAAGTCCATGAAGAAAATGAGGCCCGAGGGTAAACTCATAGGTTGAACGGAAACGAGATCGTTGGCAATGAGGCCAGCGAAAACGCGACGAACAATCGGGAAAGCAACAGCAGCGAAACCTTCGACATCGCCGCCAGACATCGTGGAACTCTCACGAAGAAGTTCCTTTGCTTGGTTTTCAAGCAAGCGCGCCATGTTCTTGCGGTTGACATCTTGGTCAAGGCCTTCAAGAAGCCCTGTCTTCTCCCACTTGGAAAGAAGAGCATGACCTTCTGCGCGCATATCACGATTGACCACACCTTCGGTCAATCTTTCGATAATACTAGACATAATAAAATCACCTCCTTTTTTTTATAATTTATTTGTGTTTATTTTATTCCAGCCAACCTTCTCATGCGATCCGAAAAAGGATCTTGAGAGGTTGCTTTTGTCTCTTTACGAGACGCGGTTAAAACAGAAGAACGACTACCAATTGCTTCGCTCAATGATTTTGGGCTTCGCTGTGGCTTAGCCTCCATTGTGCTTTGAAGCGTTTCAAATATAGTTTTTGCTTCTGTGACAGAACCAGCGCCGGAAATTGCTTCGACAATTTTATCTTTTTGTCGCTCATTTAAGGAGGAATTTCTCAATACTCGGTTCGTATAAAGCAATCTTGCATTGGAAAGATTAACTTCATAGAGATTCTCTTTAAGGTTTTCCAATGTAGATTGATAATTCACCAACTCTTCTTTAAGGCTCTCATTGTCTGCAAGTGCCTTTTCAAGTTGTTCGTTGGACTCGTTTAAATCTTCTTCCTCTTCCTCAAGTGTTTCTTCTTCTTCACCTTCAGTTGAGGCTTCGTGTGCAAGTTGTCTGTCTTGCTCATGTTTTAATTGCGATGTTGGGGTGCCGGCCCAGCCTGATAACTCTGCACCCATGTCAGCAGTAAGTTTTTCCATGACAGCATCAAATAAGCCATCCATGTCAACTTCTTCATCAACAGTTTCGGTTTCTTCTTCGTAGATTTCTTCCTCCGACACAGACTCTTCGTCTTCAGACACCACATCTAATTCAATTTCTTCGTCAATTTCGCTTGAGAGTGCTTCAATTGCTTCTTGGAGAGCACCAAGGTCGACTGTGACTTCAACGTCTTCACCTTCTGTGTGAGTAGACGAGAGGTTTTCGCCTTCGTTCTCAGCCAAGTCATCGGCTGCAGCCAAGGGCACCGTATCAGTCTGATCAGTGACTACGTCTTCACCGTTTTCTACGACTGCTTCATCTCCACCTAATTCGGGTGTGGGAGCCATCGGATCCAGACCGAGGGCTGGTTCCTCCTGTTCAAGCAAGTCTTCCAAAGTTTTCTTTACTTCCTCGGCGTACTTTTCAATAACGACGGACTCGGCATTTTTAAGCGCTGAATCACGAAGGGCTTTAGCGTCTACGATAGATTCGTTAAGCAAATTAGACATGAATTCTCTCCTAAATTGACAATAATTCAAAATAAATAGTATTATTTAAACAGGAAAGCAATTTTTTATATGACTTATACAGTTCTATCGTCATATTCCCAAACACAAGTGATATTAATATCGCCCGGATTTGCATTAAACGTCATTTGTATGCCGACGATCTGACCGAGTGTGTAGTGCTGAGAACCTGAGAAAGTAAATGTACCAGTTGTGTTCGCAGCACTGATTGCTACTGTTTGAGCCTCAATTTCGGAACCACCGGCGTTGAAGTCCTCGGTACCGTCAGAAGCAACAAATATCTTTGCTGTGCAGTCACCATTTGGATTGTTCTTGGAGCGTGCATAAACTCTTCTAATTCTGCCATTAAAAGGAGCAATAAATTGATGACGGTAATCGCCCGATGTAGACTCGTTGTTTGTACCCATCATTGGAATGAAGTGCGCGTTTGAGGCGCCAAAGTTGTAGGAGTGTATTGTTTTTTCTGTTCTACCTGCAGATCTTAATGTGCCTGCCAGTGTAGTTGAGCCTGAGACTCTAAGGAACCCTGAAGTTTCTAAGCCTGTAGTACTGTAAACTCTCGCTGAACCAGATGAAGAGCCACCGCCGCCTACCCCTGAAAGGTTGGAGCCATCGCCATAAAATGCAGTTGCGTGGATATTTCCAGATACTGCAACATCAGCAGAAGATGATATCGACCCAACAGATGTAAATACCCCAGAGCCCGATATATCTCCTATCACATCAAGTGTTGTAGAAGGAGCGTCGTTGTTAATTCCAACCTTGTTGTTTTCGCCGTCCACATACAACATGTGTGAGTTACTATCCGACTCGACGCGAAAATCAACAAGAGTAGACGAACCTTCATTTACTACTACTTCAGGAACTGCACCATTTAGACGCAATCCTTCTTTGAGTGTCCCTTCATCATTAGTCTTGAAAACAATGTGCTTATTGGTAACGTTGTTTTGAATCAGTATATTGTTTGAATTGTTGTAACCAATCTGCCCTAATGGTGTTGATCCGTTGCTGCCACTAAAAAATATGGTAGGCTCTACATCTTGCAAAATAACACTGCCTGATACAAACGTTTCTCCACTGCCACTTATGTAAAAAGTTTCGCCTCGCGAGGTGGCTGCAGCAGAGAACACTTTATCAAGGTCGGATCCGCTTGTGTTTAATTTTGCGCTGGTGTGGATGCCACCTATTACCACTTTTCCCGAGCCAGTTATGGCGAAAATGGTGTCATGTGACGGAGACTTAAACATCACGACCGTTGAATTATCGGAGGGCGATTTGACATAAAGACTAGAGTTCGCCTGGTTTGGCCCGCCGATATTGACGTTACCACTAACTGCCAATGTAGCGCCGAGTGTGGCAGCACCGACTGCTTGGAGGGTGCTCGAACCCGAATATGTGGTGGCATTGATTGCGTTTAAAGTACTCGAACCGGTGACTTTAAGGAAGCCAGATGTTTCTAATCCTGTGGTGCTGTAGACTCTTGCGGAACCAGATGCTGCGGCGCCTCCACCTACGCCTGAAAGGTTGGAGCCGTCACCATAGTAAGCCGTAGCATGTATGTTTCCGGTTACTGCCAAATCGGCCGATGATGAAATAGAGCCTACGTTTCTAATTGTGCTCGAACCGGAGTACGCTCCAACATTTGTTATACCATTTGCTGTAAGATCCTCCATGACCGAAGAGCCTGATACTTTTAGAAACCCTGATGTTTCTAGACCTGTGCTGCTGTAAAGTCTCGCAGAGCCTGATGATGCGCCACCGCCTACGCCTGAAAGGTTGGAGCCGTCGCCATAATATGCCGTAGCATGAATATCGCCAGTAGCCTTTATGTCTGCTGACGCGGTTAAACTTCCAGAGATTGATACACTACCACTAGTTGCGGTTAATCTGTTTACACCACCTGCTTTCAGTGATACTTGATCGTTTTCGAAATCAATCTGAACATCATTAGGATCCCCTTCAAATTGAATATCGCCGCTATGTTGTGGGCCTTTGTTATTGTTGTAAGCCATTTAATGTTAGTCTCCGTTTGTATTAAATATCTGCTAGGAACCTTTAGTTCCAATAATCCACCAGTTACTTCCATCACACTGTAGTGTACGCGATGAAAAATTGGTCTTTATAATTTCTTGGTTGCCGATGTCGACTTTACCATCTTTGCATGCAAGGGTAACTGTATTTCCATTTAATTTGTATATGTCAGTCTCTGTTTTCTTAAAATTTAGAATGCGGCCGCTGTTGTTCACCGGCGACGGTAAATTAATAACAATGTTGTTGTTAGATGTGTTACAAATTATTGTGTAGTCAGCATCGTCGATATCGTATTTTGAATCGTGCACTGTTTTTATTTTTTTGTAAACTGAACCTTCACACACCAACTTAGTTTTTACATAGGTTTTCTTAGCGAGTATTTCTCCTTCAACAGTTAGAACTGATGAAGTTGAATCAAAACTTAGTGCTGCGCTAGAATCAAAACCTTTCCTACCTTTAAACTGCAACTGGCTTGGGGCGCCTGCAGGATGTTGAACCTTCATGTTAATGTACCCATCAAACAAATTGCGTATTGAAGTGTTTGTGGTTTTTCCAGATGACACATCGGTTACAAGCAGCAAGTCGTCGTCGCTAAGGTTTTGGCCGGCGGAGTTTATCTTCGATGTTTTCGTTATATCAATGGCAACACTACCGTCCTTAATGGTTAAGCCGGAGTCAGTGCCAATTGTTAATGACAGCGCTCCGTTATCTTTAATATGTATGCCTTCTGATGTTTTGACTTGCAAGATTCCCCTGACATTATGGAGACCAAGGCCGTGTTCTAAAAAATTAGCATTTATTTTATTTTTAAATTTATCGGTTGGTAAATCATGCAAAAACATTCCAGAGCCAATAATTGTATCAACCTTGATATTTTTAGATACTAAAGTTTCTGTATCAGAATTATAAGTTAAATTATGATTCGTACGAGCGCCACTTTCTTTATCTGCAATTATCAAGCCGTTGTTTACATTGCCTTTTATTTTTTTAATTGCAACATCTTTTAAGGTTGCACAAGGGCTTTGAGCATCTGTGTCGTAAAAAATACTTGCACTGATCGTGTTTTTAAAAATCTTTACACCATCAATTTCTTGATCAGCGTGCTGATCGACAGAGCCCTGCACATTGCCCTTAAGTACGTTATAAGCCATATTAACTCCCTTCTTCAATAAATAGATTAAATTTTTGTTTTGTCTTGTATTATGTAAGCACCAAAATTGCTAAAGTGCTCTGGAAAGTAATAGAACCCGTGAGTTTCTAGGACTTCTTTTACGAGACTCTTCATTGTTGTTGAGTTGCCGGTGATAATTTTTAGCGGCGTCTCGTTTAGTAAAATAAAGTTTTCTACCATATCTCTTACTTTGTGATGCCTAATGCCATGTAAGTCTAATGCTTTCATATTATTCTTAATTAGTATAAAAAAAAGGATGCCCCCACAAGGAGGGCATCCAAAGTAATAGTCTAAGTCTAAAACTATGTTTAGATTAGAAGATTCTCCATGCAGCGTCGGAGATAGCCATCAAGGAAACAGCACCCGAATCGGATTCAATCTCGATTTGAGCAACGCCGTCGATGTTATCGCCAGCACCGGCAGCAACGATGAGTTTGTTAGAGCCAACAAGTGGCGCTTTAACGTGCACAACGTCACCAGCGGTTGGAGAGGCTGGAAGAGTCCATGTGCGGTTAGCAGTAAGATCTGCACTACCGTAGTTGAAGCCTTCGACAAGAGTAGCGTTAACGTCACCAACAGAGTTAGGAACGTTACCATCAAGCGAAAGGACACCACTAGTAAGTGTAAGACCAGCACCTGCAATCGTAGACTTAAGACGAAGACCGCCAGCAGCAACTTCAAGAGAGTTGTCGCCGTCGCCAGAATTAAGTTTAAGGTCTGCAGAAATTGCACCACCTGCGAAGGACATGTCCATCGAGTTACTGTCAGTGACCGACAAGTGACTACGAACGTGAACCGCAGAGTCAGTGTGTGCAAGGGTGTCGAGGAACGAACCCGAGAACTCGCTAGAGTCAATGCTGAACACACCAGAAGCGTAATCAATCATTTCACCAGAGGACAAGTGAGCGCGGACTTCAGCGGACGAAGGACCTGTGTAAGTAATGACACCAGTGCTAGCGTTGTAAGCCAAAGAACCATCACCACCAGCGTCAGTCACAGAAACCTTGCTGCGGACAGCAGCGATGGCACCAGCGTGAGCGCCAATGGTGTCAGCAACAGCGCCGGACATAGCGGCTGCGACAACACTCATAACACCTGTGGAGTTGTCATACGAGAGGATGTCTGCATCTTCAGAGATTGCTGCGCGAGCGCGGCCGTCTGTGAAGTAAAGGCGAGAGCCTTCAGCCAAGTCACCAGTGTCCTTGGTAGCAATAACGTCAGCCCAAGAAGCCGAGAACTCAGAAGCCTTGATCTTGAACTGGCCAGCAGAAACTTCAAGCATTTCGCCAGCAGTTAAGTGAGCACGAACTTCAGCAGCCGATGGGCCTGTGTAAGTGATAACACCAGTGCTGTTGTTGTAGGCTAAGGAGCCGTCACCACCAGCGTCGGTCACAGAGAGGTGTCCACGCACAGCAGCGATTGTATCGGCGTGACCAGCAACAACGTTTTTGACCGAACCAGAAAATTTAGCATCTTGGATGCTGAAAACACCTGTAGACGAGTTGTACGCAACGATATCATCTGCGCCTTCCAAGATACTGAGAGCACCGCGAGCACGGGAGTCCAAGTAATAAAGGTTAGAACCTTCAGCCAAGTCACCAGTGTTCTTGGTTGCGAGGACATCAGCCCAAGAGGCCGAGTACTCGGAAGCCTTGATCTTAAACACACCATCAGCAACTTCAAGCATTTCGCCAGCGGTCAAGTGAGCGCGGACTTCAGCAGCCGAAGGACCTGTATATGTGATAACACCAGTGCTAGCGTTGTAAGCCAAGGAGCCGTCACCACCAGCATCAGTCACTGAGACTTTGCTACGAACAGCAGCGATAGCGCCAGCGTGGGCACCAATGGTGTCAGCAACAGCGCCGGACATAGCCGCGGCAACAACACCCATAACACCTGTAGAGTTGTCGTATGAAAGAATATCAGCATCTTCAGAGATAGCAGCACGAGCGCGAGCGTCTGTGAAGTAGAGTCTGCTAGAACCTTCAGCAAGATTATCAGTGTCAAAGCCACTGAAGCCTGTAAGGGTTGCGGACATAACACCAGTGTGCTTCGTATAAGAAGCGCTAATGTTTGCTGTCGAAGAAGCCGACATTTGGAGGCGGATTTCATCTGCGCCAAGACCATCAAATGTGAAAACACCTGTGGAGTTGTTGTATGAGAGTGTGCTGAGAGCGTCACCGTCCGCCGCACTTACTTGCAATGAACCGCGAGCGCGGGAGTCCAAGTAGTAGAGGTTTGAGCCTTCGGCCAAGTGAGTGGTTGAAGCCAACTCAAGGGCAGTGGCTGGGTTTTGGATCTGACCATCAAGGGTCGCACCAGAGATGTTGCGAGCAGCGTCGACAACAACTGTACTTCCGACTTTAAGTTTGCCGGATTCGACAATGTCAATATCACCTTCTTGCTTAAGAGCGCCAGAAAGGATAGCATCGCCTAATTGAAATTTGTAAGCCATTATATATTTCTCCTAAATTATGAATTATACAATAAATGCTAGACTAGTAAGACCCGAAGATACAAACAAGTCCAGCATTCACGTTTAATTAGTCTATAAAATAGGTAAGAAAAACTAGCAAATAAAGTATTTGGTGGAGCCGTCACAATAAAGCGTAATTGCTGCATAGGGCGATTCCAAAAGTATCGAATTTTGACCATCAATTAAATTGTCTGCTTGCGTTAAAATTCTAATTGGTTTTGAGGAAGCAAGGCCTCCCTCATCTTTTATAACAAATGTCTGGCCGTCCACAACTGTGTTGCCAGGAGGTAATGTTATTGTTACGTTAGAGCCGGTAAGTTGATCAGTCTGTACAGCGACAAGGTACTCCCCGTTTGTCATCACGTGGTTCTCTGAAATCGTATTTCTTTTTACTGCAACACCACCATGAAATCTCATTTGGTGCGCTGCCAAATTAAAAACGCGACCTTGATCCATAATGATGCCTCGATCTCTAAAATGCATATGACCAACATTGAACGCTTTAGTTGCAGAGCCTGAACCAAATTTCATGTTTCCATCTTCTACACTGAGCGAATCAGAGCCGAAGAAGATGGTGCTGCTAGAAATGTATAGAGCCCGCCACGGTTTTGTAGGAGAGCCCAAATCTCTAGCGTTTGCAGTAGCCGGTATAAAGTCGCCTTCTAATTCTATGCCACCTGTTATATTTAAGCCACCAGTTAAGAATAAAGAGTCCTGAGAAAATGTCAGGTTGATCGAGCCTGTTAGGTCACCATCCGAG